AGATGCCCGTCCCGCCGGCGCCGCTGCCGCTCTGGCCCACGGTGCCGAACATCGCTTCGGCCAGCTTTGCGGCCAGCGCCTCGGCCACCATGCGGTTGAGCATCTGCTGGAACCCGTCCGCGATGTTCTTGAAGTTGCCATTCATGGCGTCGACCAGCGTATTGCCGAGCTCGTCCTGGATGTTCTTGCGGGCGCGCTCTGCGAACTTGCTCACCTCGTCGCCGGTGTCCTTGGCGGCCTTGCTGGCTTCGTCGAAGGCGTCCTGCGCCTGCACGGTGGCGCGGAAGTACGTGTCCCAGCTGATGGCGCCGGCCTGCAACAAATCGTTCAGCCGCGCAATCTCGCGCGAAAGTTCCTCGGCCGGCGTGCGGGTGGACTCGTAGACGCTGATGCCGTCGCGCAGGATGTCCTGCCGCTGGCGCTCGGCCTCGGCGGTGCGCTGCATGGACTCGGCCAGCGTTGCGTTGGCGTTGATCTGGTCGATGATGTCGCGCGCCAGCTGCGGGTTGAGTCCCTGCTGGACGGCCTGGGCAATCTTCAGGATCTCCTTCACGCGGTCGGATGCGCCGAAGGTGGCGCCTTCGAACTGCAGATCCGCAAAGGTCTTGAGGTACTGCTCTTGCAGCTTCTCCAGCTCGGACTTGATGGCCTTGCCGGCGCTGCGCGCTTTGTCGGCCGCGGCCACCAGCGGCGCAGCGATCTGGCCGCCAAGCTGCGGCGCCTTGGTTGCGATGGCGCCGGCTGTGGAATTCCAGATCGTGCCCACCGTGTTGACGGTCGACACGACGTTGCTGCCGAAATCGAGAACTGTGTTTTTGGCAATGTCCCACGCTTCAGTGAAGCGGCCGGAGAGCGCCGTAACGATGGTGGCTATGACGCCGCCCATGTAGGTTCCCAACGTGTTGAACACGCCCACCAGAACGGCCGCGCCGCTGACCAGCAGTTTGACGCCTGTAGCCGCGATCTCCGCAGCGCGGCCGAAAGCATCGGCATTCTTGGCGCCGTCGAACAGCTGCGAAGTCATCGCGCTGAGCATCGGCAGCAGCCGCTCTGCAATCTGCCGGCCCAGCCCTTCCTTGGCCTTGCTCAGCCGTGTCAGGTTGTCGTTGAAGGCCTCTGCCGCTTGGCCGGCGCTGGTGCTCAGCGTGATGCCCAGCATGTCCGCTTCGCGCGCCAGGTCAGCCAGGCCGGCGCGCCCCTGGTTCAGGAACGGGATCATCTTGGCGCCGCTCTTGCCGAACAGCTCCTGCGCCAGCGCGGTCTTGGCCGCGCCGTCCGCGTAGCTGGCGAACTTGTCGGCCACGTCGCCCAGCAGCTGCTCGGTGCTCTTGAGCGCTCCGTCCGCGTTCTTCACGCTCACGCCCATGGCGTCGAAAACCTCGCCGGCTTCCTTGCCGCCGCTGGCAGCGTCCGCCGCCTGGCGCGCGAGCCGGCCCAGCGACGAGCCCAGTTCGTCCTGGCTCTGGCCCGCCAGGTCGGCGGCGTAGGCCAGCTGCGACATGGCCTCGGTGCTTACGCCCAGGCTTTGCGCCATCTTGCTGGTGGCGTCGGCGGCGTCAATGCTCTGGCGCACCAGCGCGCTCATGGCCACCAGGCCGGTGCCGATGCTGGCGCCGATGGCCGCGCCGATCTTGCCGGCCTCGGCCGTCAGCCGCGCCATCTGCCGCGCGGCCTTGCCCACGTCGCCGGTGAACTTGGCCGTGTCCATGGCCAGGCTCACGACCAGGCTGCCTAGTGCTGCCATGTCAGGGTGCCTTTCGTTTGCGGGCCATGCCGTCCAGCAGCGCGCGGGCTTCGGCCATGGTCTGCTTGGGTGGTTCGGGGCGCGCGCGCAGGTCGTACAGCGCCATCAGCTCGGTCAGTTCCGGCGAGGTGAAGCGGCGCAGCAGTTCGCCCACGGGCATCTGGTAGCGGTCGGCCAGCTCGACGTAGAAGCGGCGCGCGGGGCGCCGGATCAGTTTCCCCGGGCTTCCTCCAGCGCGCTGTCGGTCAGGCCGTTGAGCCGCATGGCCACGCGGGCGCAGCGCTCCAGTGCGGCGGCGCTCTTGGCGCCCAGCGCCTCGGCGTCGGCGTCCTGGAACACGCGGGCGCCATGCTCGTCCACGGCGCAGAACACCACCAGGCGCGCGCGCACGTTGGCGATGTTCACGCCACCGCGGCCGCCGGCCACCAGGGACTGCTCCCAGGCGTCGCGCTGGGCGCCGGTCATGGTGCCGATCATCACCGAGCCGCCCCATTCGGGGACGTGCACTTCCTCGCGCTTCAGGTCTTCGGCGGCGAGGATCCAATCCCGCGAGAGCAGCGCCATGTCAGATCTTGGCAACCGGGCCGCTGATCTCGATGGTGACGCTGGACTCGATCACCGCGTCCACGCCGGCGCTGATGGGCACGCTCAGCACGAAGCCGCTGAAGCGGTATTCCGTGGCCGGCGTGTCGGTCAGCACCAGGCGGAAGTCGCGGATGGCGCGGTCGGTCTTGGCGGCTACCAGCTCGGCGTGCGCGCTGTCGCTGGGCCGGAACATGATGGTGAAGGTGCACTGGCCTTCGTCCTGCAGGCCCATGCGCTTTTCCTTGGCCGTGCTGGACAGGTCGGACACGTCGATGACGGTGGCCGAGCCGGTGCGCACGTTCAGATCCTTCACGTCCGGGATCTGCGTCCACGTGGTGGGCGACACGTCGCCCAGGTCGATGTAGAGCGCCAGGCCCTGGCTCTCGAGTGCGTTGCTGCTCATGATGTCCTCTCAGGAAGCAAAAGGCCCGCACCAGCGGGCCAGGGGTGGGGAAGGCGGGGGCACACGCTAGAACTTCTCCCAGGCGGTGAAGTCCATCGTGTGCCGGTAGGTCTTGGTGTCGAATTCGTAGTCGTCCTGCTCGCTCTGCATCAGGGCGCGCAGCTCGGTCTGCAGCAAGCCGCGCACCTGGCGCGCAAGCGTCAGCGCGCCCAGCTTGGTGGTGGCGTAGCAGTCCAGTTGTATGGTCACCAGGTCCAGCAATGCGTGCCCGCCCAGCGCGTTCTGCGGCTGCGTTGCCACGCGGCTGTAGACCACCAGCGGCAGCGCGGCGCCTTGCTGTGCCACGTCCGGGTAGACCCGGTTGCCGGCGTCGGTGGACGGGCTGCCGGTCAGCGCGGCGTAGAGATCCTGCTCAAGCGGCACGGCGCACCTGCTGTTCGATCTTCTTGGCCGCGCGCTGCAGGCCGGCGGCCATGCGCTGGCGCATCACGCGCAGCTGCGCGTCCTTGGTGGCGGCGAAAGCCGGCCGCAGAAACGGCGTGGCCTTGCGGTTGCGCGTGCCGAACTCCACCCACCACCAGTAGTACGGGTCGTCCGGGTTGTCGCGGCCGGCCTTGCCGGTCTGCTGCTTGAACTTGACGCGCTGGCGCTTCTTCAGCGGCTTGACTCTGACGATGACCTCCCACAGCCCGGCCTGGCCTTTGTTGATCTTGCTGCGGCTGACGCGGATGGCGCGCTTGAGCGTGCCCTGCTTGCGCCGGCCGGCCAGCACGGCGGGGTCGCTGCCGGAGATCTGCGGCGCGTTGGCGATGGCCTGCTTGCGCACCACCGACGCGGCACCACCCAGTGCGGCATAGATGGCGTTCCTGCCCAGCTCGAAGGGCAGCGCGCTGAGTCCCTGCAGCAGCTCGCGCAGGCCCGCGATGTGCACCGTGCTGTCGGTGGCCGCGCTGCGGCCCATCACGCGACCAATGATCATGTCGGCAGATCCCCCGGCAGCTTGGCCACGATGCGCAGCCGGCGGCGGCGGCCCATCTCGGCCAGGTACTGGATGTCGTAGGCCTGGCCGTCGTGCACCACGCGGTCGGTCTGCGCCACGTCGTTGCGCCAGCGGATGCGGAATTCGATGTCGGCGGTGGGCTGCATCTGCTGAGACAAGAACGCTTCCCGCCCGCGCGTGTGGATCACCTCGGCGTTGACGCGCGCGCGCAGCGTGTAGGTGACGGCCTCGCCGCCCATCGCGTCGCGCACGGACACGCGCCGCTCGATGCGGACGAGGCGGTCCAGGCCTTGCGCGTCGGTGCGGTCGCCGATCATGTGGCCAGCTGCACGCGGTAGGGTTGCAGGATCGCCTCGCGCATGCGCTCCATGCGCTCGAGGTCGGCCGGGGTGACGCTGTCGTAGAGCATCTGCACGCCGATCAGGATGGCGTCCTTCAGGCCTTGCGGCACGTTGGCGGCGTAGTCTTCCTGCGTCTCGGGCGGCGAGCCATCGGCTTCGTAGCCTGCGCGGTAGGTCACGCGCAGCGCGTCCGGCCGGGTGTAGACGGTAGGCACCGCGAAGCTGGCGACGAAGCGCAGCTCCGGCACCAGATCGTCGGTAGTGTAGTAGCTGTCGGCGCTGACGGTCTGCAGCGCGTTGTCGGCGTCGTAGTACGCCACGCTGTCCACCGCCACCAGCGGCGGGCGGTGCAGCGGGATGCGCACCGTGCCGGCGGCCGGCGGCACGCACCAGGCGTAGTTCCGGCTCGGCTGGTCGTTGTCCGGCACCGCGAAGCCGCTGGCCGACAGGCGCAGCGTCTGCAGCACCAGCGCGCGCCGCGTGGCTTGCTCCACGTAGGCGCGCGCGGTGGCGATCTGCCGCTGCAGCATGGCGTCGTCGTCGTGCGTGGCGGGCGAGCCCTCGGGATCCAGGCGCAGGTGCGCGTAGACCTCGGCCAGCGTGACGGGCTCGAAAGGCGGCGGGGTGACGACGGTGATGTTCATGGCACGGCGTGGAGCATTTCGTTGTAGGCCTCGTGCCAGCGGTCTGCGCCGGGCGCGTTGCGGTAGGCGGAGAACGCCGGGATGCCGGCGGTCCAGTGCATGATCAGCGCGTCCTCCACGGGCTGGCCTTCGTCCACCAAGCGGTTCCACTGCGGCGGCAGAAAACCGATGTCATCTCCCGGCAGAAAGTTGAACTGCAGCAGGTCGATCATCCACTGGGTGGCCACGTTCTGCGGCGTGGCCCAGCGCCACAGCCGGTGCTCGCAGTTGATCAGCATCAGGCTTGCCCAGTTCTTGCGCGTGTAGTCCTCGTTGGGCGCCTGCATGGACGTGCCGGCGTACTTGATAGGGTGCCGCGTCTTGTAGTCGTGCCCCACCAACTGCACCGCGTAGCGCGGGTTGAACATCGCGTCCAGCAGCGCCACGTCGGCCAGGCACAGCATGTCGGCCGCGTCCGCAAAGATGGCATGCCCGCGGAAGCCCATCAACGCCGGCACCAGGAACCGGCTCACCGTGAATCGGTTGGTGCCTTCGCGCATGCCGTGCGCGTGCAGCGGCGTCAGCGACACCGGCCGCGTGGCGCGCGCCAGCACGCTGTGGGCGAAGACGTGCCAGCCCAGCGCCTCGCGCTCGTCGTAGCCGCAGAACAGCTGAATGGGCTCGCTCATGCTGCCGCCTTGGCCTGCTTGATGGCCTGCAGCCGAAAGTCCCGATGCTCGCGCCCGGCGGGGTGGTACTGCGTCGGCCGCTCCTTCAGGTCACCGAAGCCGGCTGCCTGCACCACCGGCGCCAGCGTGGCGAAGGTCCAGCCCCATTTGTGCGCCATAAACGGATCCAGGCCACGCGGGTCGCCGTACAGGCCCCACATGCCCAGCTGGTCGGGATCCTTGCCGCCGACCATCTTGCCGCTGATGACGTTCTGGCAGCACTTGATGAGGTCCGGCAGTTCCAGCACCAGCCGACCGCGCGGCTCGAGCAGGCGCCACCATTCGGCCAGCGCCACGGGCACCTCCCACGGGTGCATGTGCTCGATGAGGTGGATGGCCATGATCTCGTGCACGGTGCCGTCGGCCAGCGGGATCTGGTGGCACGGCGCCACGATGTCGGCCGCCGGGCGCGGCACCACGTCCACCCCTTTGTAGCCTGGGATGCGGCGGCCGCCGCACCCGATGTTGAGCATGATCATTGTTGCAGCAGGTTCTGAATCATCAGCCAGGCGCCTGTGGCCTGGCCTGGGTGCCAGTTGAACCAGCTCAGACGCGCCAGAAACTCGGCGCGCTGCTGGGGCGTGGGCGTGGACGTGGCGCCGTACAGCGCGTGGGCGGCGCCGTCCTCGCACACCACCGGGATGCCGGCGATGCAGGCGTCGATGGCCACGTTGCTGTGCCGCGCCACCACCAGACTGCATCCGCGCAGCACCTGGTCGATGGGCGGGCCCGCCACCATCTCGGCACCCGGCAGCGGCGTGCGGTCCTTGCCCTTGGGGCGCCACAGGATGCGCCGGCCCGGGTAGCGCTGGCGCACCTGCTGCAGCGCGCGGCGCTCCCACTGCATGTGCGCCAGGCCGTACAAGCGGCAGCTCTTGGGACCGATGCCGACAATCAGCACCGGCCCGGTGGGGTCGGCGTCCTCGCGCAGCGCGGGCACTTCGCGCGGCCAGCCCGGGGCGGCGTGCACCTGGTGGGCGGTGGGGTGCAGGGTGTCGACGGCCAGCCGCATGTGGTCGTCGCGCTGCCAGTAGCCCAGATCCCACATGGCCACGTGGCCGCCGGCGCGCAGGTGCTGCTGCGCCACGTAATGCCGGGCCGGCAGGCCCACGCCGTACATCATCAGCAGCCTGCGGCGGCCGGTGTAGGTGGGCGTGGCGTGCGCGTAGCCGTCCGCCACGCTGAGCATGGCCTCGAGCATGCGTTTGCCACGGCGCGCCATCGGCGCATCGGTCAGCACGTCGCAGCCTGGTTCGAGGTTTCGCATAGCTTGAGCAGCCACGCGCGGTAGCGCATGGCGATGGTGTCCAGCGACGGCGCCGCGGCGCGCAGCCAGCGCGCCACGCGCACGCGCTCGGCGTGCGGCGTCAGCGCATCGAAGGCTTTGGCCAGCTCTTTCGGCGTGTCGGCCCATTTCTCGGCGCCGCCGATGGCCAGCTCCACGTAGCCGGCCTCGCGGTTGCAGATCAGCGGCGTGCCGGTGGCCTGGGCGTTGGCCTGCTTGACGTTGGATTTCCAGGCGCGGGCGGGGTAGCCGGTGGCGTCGCGCAGCGCCAGGGCGATGTCGACCTCGCCCAGCTCGGGCGGGTTGACCACGAAGCGCCAGCCGCGCGCGCGGCACTGCTCGGTGATCGTCTTGCGCCACTCGCGGATGTATTGCTCTCCCCCCTGGTAGCCAACCACCTGCACCTGCTCGCGGATCGGGTTGCGGGGCTGCAGCGGCCGCGCGTGGTGCGGCAGGTGCAGCACCGGCGCGGCGGTCATGAGCTGCAGGTCCAGCGCCATGTGGGCGGTGGCCGCCACCACCGCCGCGGGCTTGATGCGCGCCAGCTGCTGGCGCATCCAGGCCAGCGCCAGGTCCGCCGACCAGTGGTTGCCCTCGGGCTGCGGCCAGGCGTCCACCACGTCCCACACCAGCGGCACGCCGGCGGCATGGATGCGGGCCAGCAGCGCGTCCGGGATGCGCTTGACGACCACCACCGCGTCGTACGCGGCCACGTCGTGCGCGTCCACCTGCACAGTGGCGCCGATGGCGCGGCCGAGCTGCACGCCGCGGATCTGCCAGCTGCCGCTGGTGCCGCGGCCGGTGATGAGGATGCGCTCAGCCGAGGGCATGGCGGATCGGCTCCCCGGTTCTGATCTCGTCCAGCGTCCACATGGCCCAGGCCACGCGGCGGAAGACCTCGAGCCGGCAGTCGTCGCTGCGCAGCGGCTCGGCGCGGCCCCAGTGCGACAGCGGCTGCGCCGCGGCAGCGCCGAAAAACTGCGGATGCTCGTGCCACACCGGCACGCCCATGGCCAGCGCCTGCACCGCGGCGCTGCTGCTCCAGGTGACCACCGCCGATGCGTGCTGCAGATCCTGCTCGAGCGGGATGCCCGGGGTCAGCCCGGGGTGCTGCCGGATGCGGCCGCCGATGCGCGCGCGCACGTTCTCGGCCCAGCCGTCAGGGCTGCGCACCCCCGGCGAGCCGATGCCGCGCTGCGCCAGGATCACGGTGTCGGCGCCGCCGCTGCGCCACGGCGCCAGCGGCACCTGCCAATCGTCCCAGCGCGCGCTGCCGCCGTAGTGCACGATGCCGCCGCTCAGCGCCACTTCGTCGCGCGCCAAGGAAAACCACTCGCCGCCGCGCCAGGTCTTGCCGAGCAGGCCGTTTTCGGCCACCAGCACGCGCGCGCCGGCGGCCTTCCAACGGCGCAGCTCGTCTCCGGCGTGGCCGTAGGTGTTCCAGATGACCAGCACGTCGTCGCGCGCAGGGCTGCGCACGGCGTCGTAAAGCTCGAAGCCGGCGGCGCGCAGGCCGGCGTCGAAGCACTCGCGCCGGTAATGCGTGGCGCGCCTCAGCAGGTTGCAGGCTCGCGGCATAGTTCGGTTTCGAGAGTGGAGCGGCGGAAGCAGGTGAGCGCGCTGCCCGGCGTGACGTTGACCACGTCCACGCCCAGCCGCTCGAGCTCGGGCGCGAGCGTGGCGAAGCGCTGGCGCCAGCGTTCGAACAGCGCGGGGCCGGTTTCGCGCAGGCCGTAGGGGTGCGGGCCGTGCCAGTGGCAGGCGCCCGGCTGCGGCTGCATGTCAAGCCCGCAGAGCAGGATGCGGGCTGCGCCCAGGTGCACCGCGAGGTGCACGGCCTGGTAGGCGCTGTTGCCGCCGCTGCGCAGCGCGGTGGGGTCGGGGTCGAAACCGGCCACGCCGCTGTTTCGCAGCTGGCGCACGCCGGGCACCTGGCTGACGCTGTAGCGCAGGCCGCTGTACGCTCGCAGCACGTCGGCATTGCTGGGGTGGTTCCACCAGTCGGCATCGGCGGCGTAGAGCACGTCGGCCCAGGGGGCCAGCTGCACGGTGGTGTTGACGGCGATGCTGCGCACGCCGGCGCGGCGCACGGCGGCGGCCACGTCGGCGGACATGCTGGGGCCGCTGGCCAGCACGGCGATGGTGGCGCCCGGCCACAGGCGTGGCACCGGCGCGAAGCGCGTCGGGTGGGTGGTGGTGCTGGTCATGACCGTGCCGGGGGGGATCACCACTTGCCGCCGTCCGGGCCCATCTGCGTCAGGTCGCGGCCGGCGCGGCCTTCGGCGCCGCGCTCGCCTTTCTCGCCGCGCAGGCCGTCGCGGCCGTCGGTGCCTTTCTTGGCGGCCAGCACCCAGCCGGTGTCGGCGCCGCCTGGGGCGCCGGTCTGCTGGTCGGCGGTCAGCACCCAGAGCGAGCCGCCGCGTGTGGTGGTGTCGCCCTTGGCGTAGGCGTCGCCCTCGCGCCAGACGCCGCGGTAAATCATGGCGGGCACCTGCAGCGTCTTGGTGACGGTGGCGCCGCCGGTGTAGCGCAGCTGAATCTGCAGGGTGCGCATGTCGTTTTCGATGGCCAGATCGGCTGCATCCAGGCCCCGCACCACCACGCGCCAGCCGGCCTGCTCGAGCGCGCCGCCGGCGTTGAGCGGGTCGGTGGCACGCACGGAATTGACGATGCCCCCCTCGTGGCAGGCGTAGGTGCCGCGGGCGTAACTGCGCTGGGGCTCGATGGCGTCCAGGATCTGCACGGCCAGCGCGTCGCGGCCGGGCTCGCCGTCGCGGCCAGGCATGCCGTCGCGGCCATCGCGGCCAGGATCTCCTGGCGGGCCAGGTTCGCCGGCGGGGCCTGCGGCACCGTCGCGGCCAGGCGGTCCCGGCTCGCCAGCCGGGCCGGCCACGGATTTTTGCTCGGCCAGCTGTTGCGCCTGTTGGCGCAGTTTGTCCAGCTCGCTGCGCAGCGGCGCAATGGCGCGTTGCACATGCTGCTGCAGCATGCAGATGATCTGTTGCGTCAGCTCGGCGGTCTTGGTGTTCATGCTTTGACGGGGTCAGTTGTTGAGCGCACCGCTGAGCACCGCGGCCACCAGCGCCAGAATGAGGTCGTTGTCGCGCTGCACCTTGTCGCGCAGTTCGCGGTCGCGCCCGGTCCACAAGCCGCCGCCGTGCACAGGCGGTTGCTGCGGCTGCGGTGGCACGGCAATGCCGGCCGCAGCACCGCCAGCCCAAAACGCCAGCAGCGAAGCGACGCCACCCTGTTCGACCAGCGGTTCCGATGCGCCGGCGCCGCCGATCCACGGCGCGAGCAGACCGCGGACTGAACCTTGTTCGGTCTTGGCGCCGGCGCCGCCAATCCATGGCGCCAGCAGGCTGTTGACGGCACGCTGTTCCGTCTTGGCGCCAGCGCCGCCAATCCAGAACGCCAGCAGGCCGTGAGCGCCGGCCATGATGTGTTACGCCGGGTCATTGCCGGTGACCGGATCAGCGCCAGCGGTGGTCGAAACGGTGGCCGTCCATGCTTCCGTTGCGTCGTCTTCTTTGGTCACCGTCAGCGTGGTGCCCGCAATCGACCACTTGTTGCGGATGAATCGCAGCGCGTTGAGCGGGCTGCGGGCGTTGGTGTCGCTGACGGCACTCATGTCGCGGTTCAGCAGGGCGTCTGCGTTTTCCGTGGCGGTGGGGATGTCGCCCAGCGCGGCGGCCAGTTCGGCGTTGGTCGGTACGTCGTCCACGCTGGTCTGGCTGGCGCGGGAATCCAGGATCAAGTCCAGTCGGCCTCCGTTTGCCCAGTCTGTCTGCAGCTCGTTGGTGTCTGCCACGATGGCGTCGACAATGCCGTCGATGGTGGTGACGCTGGCCTGGGACGCCAGCGCCGTCAGCCCTGCGCCGGCGGCGCCGATTTCGGCGGTGTCCACCAGGATGGCATCGACCACCGTGTCGATGGTTGACAGTTGCGTGTCGAGGTTGGCCGATGCCAACCCCACAGCAGCACGCACGCCCGCGGCGTCCAGGCCGCTGACGCTGCTCACGGCCACGTCCAGGTAATCGCCAACGATCTTTCCGGCAGTCCCGGCACCGTAGGCCCCGGGCAGCAGCGTTGACCACGGATCACCGGCCGATCCAGCGGCGTTGAGCGCGGCGCCTGTGCTACCGGCGGTGAGGTGGCCGGAGATCGCTTCGTCCCACACCGCGTCGGCAATGCCTGCCGCGGTCGGCATCGCTGCAGTATCGGCCAGGATCGAGGTGATGTCACCCTGAGCGGTCGCCAGTGCGGCAGCCGTCGCAAGCCCGGACTGCAATTCGGTCGTCAGGTCTGCCGCGGCCGCTGCCGCCGTCATGACGTTCGCCGCCATGGCGCCGACGCTCGCATCGATACGCCCGCTGACAAGAGCGGCCGGGATGCGACTCTGGATGTTCTGAGTGTCGGTTTCGATGGCGCCGGTTTGCGCCTTCAATGCCGCGACATCGGCCGAGACAGATGCGCCGGCCGGTGCGCCGAGGCGCGCGAAGGCGTCGCCGGTCTGCGGGGTATGGCCGACCACAGAGCCGACGCTGCCCGTCACGCTGCCCACGCTGCCGCTCAAATTGCCGGTAATGTTCGCCGTCTGGTTGCCGAGGCCGGTCGTCGCGGTGAGCGAATAGCCGGTCTTGCCGACGTTCCAGTCGCCTTTTCCGTTGAGGGCAGAGGCGGCAATGCCGGCCGCCGTCAGCCAGCCGGCCGGGATGCTTGGGAGGTTCGTCAGGTTTGTCGCCGTCGCTGTCGTCGTCACGGTCGGAATCACGGCGCTGGTATGCGTGACAGGCGCCAGCAGCACGGTGCCAGCGGTTGCAGACGCCGATGTGACAACCGTAACCCCGGCCGGAATGCATCCCGTCTTACTAGCTTCCACGACAAAACTTGTGTAGTTCGTTTCCGCTTGTGTCGGCGTGTACCAGATGCCGCCTTTGGTGCTGTATGCAACGGTCCCGCCGGCTGCTGTTTCTGATCCGCCAAACGGCGTCACTGTCACTGCAACGCCTGACGTTTGCACAGCACCATCGCTGATCTGCAAAACGGAACCGACGTAAATACGATCTGGACTTGCTGCGTTGCGTGGATACATTTGGGCTCCAATGACATGCGATGCACGTCTCGCCAATATCGAAACTAAGGTTGTGCTTGCGGTGCCTGAAAATAAAAGCAGCAACATTGTCGTCGCTCGTCAGCGTGTCCGAAGACCCATGCGTTCAAGCGCTTCTTGAGCTACTTCGCCTGGAGTAATGACGATTGCCTCATTGAGTAGTTTTTCCAACCCTGGCCGGCTTAACCGTTTGAACTTGGCAAAGATTGCATTGATGCGTTCCGTTGGCACTGGCCGTGTCTTGCTGGGATCAGCGGGGCGTTTACTTCTGTCTGCAGGTCGTGCCATTACGGTTCCTCCACGACATCAGGTTCCGGCTCTGGCGGCACAAATCCCATGTTCACGGCAGCATCCAGCATCCAACGTGGCATCCCGCCAGATTCGATGTATGCAACGTGTTCATTCGTGATTTCATCAAATGCCTTGACCCGCATGCAAAAGTCGGTTCCGACTGCAGCCGGGTCGTTGTTCTCGTTGGCGAGCCATGTGAAATACGCATTGGCATCCGCCGCGTCTTCCAGCAACACGATGATCGTGCCGATAACGGTGTCGGTGGGCGATTCCATCAGTAGGCTTTTGCGGCTTCGTTAATCCAGGCTTCAACGACAGCGCGCTCGCTGGCGGTCAACGGAGTACCATACATCTCGATATATCGGCCAAGCCCACCATTAAACCAGCTACCGCCAGTGGACACATGTCGATAACCTATTGACGTCGCATCATTAGCGTAATTTCCTGTTCCCTGATCGCCGATGTCATGATCCCACGGCACTCGATTAGCGTGTATTGTCGCAACATCGCCGGCAATGCTGCCCTGCCCAATAATGACGCATGTGTTGGGGTTGTTCAGACTTGAAGCGATGGCGTCAGTTGCAGACGTTCCTTTTGATGAAAAGGCCGCGCTTGACCCAAAGCTATTTGGTGCGGATATGTACCACGCCCCATTGTTGCTCGACAAAATTGGCGTGTGTTCTGCAACTATCCGTAAGGCGTCAGTGGCATTGCGTCGGGATGCAACACCGACAGTTACGCAATTCAGCCCAGGATCAAATGCGTCCGTTTTTAGACCTTGCCCTGTTCCATTAAACAGCAACTCACGAAACCCTAAATCTGTGTAGGATTCCGCTGACACTATTTCTTGATAATCTGGCAGCAGCCGCGTCGAATGCTGCATAAAACGGATGTCAGGAAGCGAAATTCCAACCGTTCCAGTAACCGTAGACGATGTGCCGATCCCGAACCGTGGCACTAGCGTTCCACCAGTCCCGGCTAAAGTTAGCACGACTTCTATTAACGAGTCTGCTGTCGGTACTGATGCGCTTGTTCCAACGGCTCCATTCACATACCAGGTTTCCGTTGCCCCCGACAATGCCTGATTCCACTGAATAAGTTGAGTTGCTGCAAGCCCATTGGCATTCGTATTTACATATACTCTTGCCTTGTAGATGCCGTATGGCTGCACAACCACAACTTGCTGTAAATATCTCCGACCCGCAGCAGCGGAGAAGGTCAGCACGCCGCCAGATAGGCTATCAATACTGCCGCCGTTGTTTCCGTTGGACCAGCTTGTTGGGGCCGTTCCTGGGCTGCCAGCTACGGCTCCAGCAAACGGCGTATTTAACAGCATGTTGACTTTGCCGCTAAGTTGCGGTCTAGCAGTACTGTCATTTGGCGACTTTGCGTGATAGCCGCCGCCTGAAATGTCCTCAAGGCGCCCGACAAACTGCCCCGTACCGTTGCCCGGAGTGTCCAAATTTGTCGACCCGGCCGCCGTGGTGAACATTGTCTCCAGCCGTGTTAGATCATACTGCGGCCCAACTCTACCGGCGGCATACAGACGCGCTATCTGCTTCTCCAGCGAGACATCGCTAGTTATTGCCGCAACGGCCGGTTTGGTCAATGCCAGCGCAAACATGCTTCAGTTCTGCAAAACGTCTGCCGTGATGGTAAAGACTTCAGCGCTTGCCGGCGTGTAAGCCGAGCGCGCTTCGATCAACGCAAACACGTCTGTTCCCGATTCGAGCTTGATCGTCTGTTCGCTACCGTAAAGCGGAACACCGAAGCCGGCCGCGCCGTCAGTGAACGCACGGTCAACGATGACATCCCATGCGCCAAGGTAATCTGCAACACCAGACACGCTGAAGGCACCGTTGTCGCCGTTTGTAACCGTTGAAGGATCGGCGCGGAACAAATGCACGCGAAAGCTGGCATTGGTGACGCTTGTGCCTGACTTGTGCAGCTTCAACCGCCTCAGCATGGCCGATCCAGCAGCCACTCGCGCAATCGTCAGTGTCATAGCGACTACGCTGCCGGCAGTCGTCGAGTTGGCGACAAGATCGCCAGAAGCATATGCTGTAGTGTCAGATGGACGTGTGAAGTTTGCAGTCGGGTTGGCGACGTAGCCTCCTGCAACGGTTGGCAGCGGGTTGGCTCCTGATACGTCGCCGTCGTTTGTGCCATCGGCCCCGTGGACTAGCTTGATGCGTTGATACAAAGCGCTGCCAATTTCATCAGCGGCGACGACCGCACCCGTGCCGGGTAAAGTTACGTTGTCTGCCATTGCGTATTCCTAATTTACTTTATAGATCAATTAGCCGTGCATCCAGCCATAGTCGATCCACGGCGGCGCGTTGAATGGCGATGCGCTTTCGTTGACGCTGGCGCGCATGTCCAGAGTTTCTGTGTTGAGTACGTCAGCCATGACTGCTACCTTTCAATGCCATCACGTTTTAATCGGAATGGCGGTCAGACCTTTAATGGCGCCATTCAAGTGATATTCAACTTCGAATTTCCACCCGGTCGGTTGCGGCATGATTACCTGCACTTCAGGCGCCGGGATGACGATGGGCGGCATGGTGGCAGGTTCGCGTACCACTGCAGCGTTTTGCGCCGTCATTTCCTTCAATGCTGACAGCGGCTCGGCAATTCTTTGCGCTGCCTCTGCCAACACCCCACGCAGCTGCTCCGTGGCGTGCACCGACTGCTCTGCTGCGGCCTTGATCTGCTGCATCGTTTCCGCGTCGCACGGATCGCCCGGCGGGCCCGGCGGGCCGGGATCTCCAGGCGGTCCCTCCGGCCCAGGCGGGCCCTGGATGCCGATGCCGTCCTGCCCAGGCGGGCCAGCGGGTCCAGGCGGGCCAGGCCGCCCGTCGCGGCCATCGCGCGGTTCACGCATGCTCTGCGGGTTCCAACTCTGTCGTGGGCAACTGCTTCAAGTGCGCCAGGATCTCGGCCAGCGTGCGCTCGACGGCGGCGTCGTCGTCGGCTGCATCGTCTTGTGGATCAGCGTCGTCGTCCGGCTCCGGCGCGGGCGATGGTGCCGGCGCAGGCGCCGCGGTGCCGAAGGGATCGGCCTGCGCGTCGCGCCGCGCCAGCGCCTCAAGGCTGTAGTTTTGCTGCTGCAGGTAGACCGACTCGCCGCCCGGCACCGGCGGCAGGTTGCGCGCGCGGCGCGCTTCGTTGGGCGCCATGATGGCGCCGCCCACCGCCTTGCTGAGCATGTCCAGCTGCGTGGCGGAATCCATGCGCAGCAGGCCCTCGAGGTCCAGGTGCACCTCCATGCCGGCGGGCAGTTCCAGGCCCTCGGTGAGCACCAGCTCCACGCTCTCGATCAGCACCTGCAGGCAGCCGCTGTAGTACTGGCTCTCCAGCGCCTCCACGTTGCCGGCGGTGGGCACCTGGCCGGCGTTGATCTTGTACAAGGGAACCGCAAAGGCGCGCGCGACGTCTTCCACCGTCCAGGCCAGCTGTTCGATCAGCTGCGCGTCATTGGCCGGAATGGTCATCGGCTCGTACTTCAGACCGTCGCCCAGCACGGCCAGGCGGCCGACGTTGGCGCCGGCGTAGTTGGCTTCCCAGGATTCCTTCAGCCGCGCGGCGGTGGCCTCGGTGATGACGCCCGGCGCGGTGAGCATGCCGCTGGGCCGGCTCATGTTGCCAAAGAAAGTAGCGCTGTTGCCCTGGATGCGCAGCCCTTGCGTGGCGCTGATGCCGCACGCGCTGATGGGGCTCTGGCCAACCAGCGGGTGCCACAGCGTGACGCCGCGGTCGTGCATGATCTCGGTGGCCGGCAGCACCTGGCCGGCTGGCACGCGGCTGAGGTCGTCGCCGCCCAGGCTGTAGTACACGTCGCCGGCGGGCGTGACCATCGGCGTGACGCGCCGCGGGTCCAGCACGTAATAGCCGGTGACCATGCCGCGCGCGTCGGCGCGCTCCTTCAGCGCGTAGGCGTTGCCGTAGAGCAGCTTGCTGGTGAGCCACTGCACGGCGCACTGGATGCGGTTGGCGTAGTGGTTCGGCCGGCGCAGCGCGCGCCAGAAAGGCGAGCTGTCCGGTGCCACGGTGTAAGTGCCATCGGCCTGGCGCTGCACCAGCAGCGGCTGCAGCTTGGCAATGTCGGTGGCGATGCGCGACAGGCAGGCGTAGACCGCGCCGAAGCTGGTCACCGCGCCCAGCGGGTCGACGGTGACGCCCTGCTGCCAGGCGCCGGCGTGGCTCTCGCGCACCCAGCCCCACAGGCTCGGTCGCACCGGCGTGGAGCCGGAGGGCGCCGTGGCCGCCTTGGTGCGGCGGATGTCCAGGCCGAAAATGCGCATGGTGGTGGGCTCAGCTGCCGCCGCGCGTGCGGGTCAGCAGGTCGCTGCTGTAGTGGCCGTCGTCGTGGTCCGCCGCAGCCTGCAGGCTGATGCCGGTGGCCGGCGGCAGCGGGTCGAATCGCGGGTCGTGCCGGTAGCCGGGCGGGCCGTCATCGGCGGCCGGCGCCGCGGCGGGTTCGTCCGCCACGGTCTTGGCGGCGGGCTTGCGGCGCGTGCGGCGCGGCGCAGGCGCCGGTGCAAGCTCGAGCTCTGGCAGCGGCGGCATCGGCAGCGCGGCCTGCGCGGGTGTGGGTTGCAGCTCGTCGGCCTTGCCGTGGCGCGTCAGGTAGCGCGCGTCGGCCTGGCTGGCGGCGAACTCGTCGCCGGGCTGCAGTTGCGCGCCGGCGTAGCGCATCGGCACGCGCGCGATCAGGTGTCGGGTCTGGTATTGCATCGGGCGGTGGAGCGGCCCGGCAGCCGCAGGGCTGCCGGGCTCACTCGTCAGCTGACGGCGTGGCGGATTACGAGCCGTAGCGCTGGGCGGCGTCGATGAACTGCACCGCCTGGCTGCGCCGCTTGGTCCAGTAGATCCAGCGGTCGATCTTCACGCCCATGAGGCCGTTCTGCCACAAGCTGACCAGCGACTGCGCGCCGGCGCTGGGCGCGCTGTCCAGCTGCACGCTGGCCTCGCTGCTCATGTCGATCATCATCTGGCCGTCGTCGGCCATCAGGATCTCGCGCTGATCGACCAGCAGCACGTGCTGATCGCCCGGCGAGCCGGACGGCGCGACGTTGTTGGACACGATGACCGGCAGGCCGTAGAACGTGCCGCCCTGCATGGTCAGGCCCGGGAAGGCCGGCGTGTCCTGGTTGGTGCGCAGCAGAGACAGCGTGATGGCCAGCGTGGGCGACATGACCCACACGCCGGTGGCCAGCGACAGGTTGTTGCTGGCGAACTGCGTCATGCAGTAGGCGACGTCGTCGTCGATGGCCGCCAGCGTGGCGCCGCTGGCCTGCCGCGGCGTGACGCCGTTGGTGACGCTGGCCGGCGAGGTGTTGGCCACGCCCGGATACGCCGGATCCACGAAGCGCTTGTCCAGGAACGAGCTGATGCCGTCGATCAGGTCCTGGCGCACCAGTGCCTCGGCTGACGGGTTGCTGAGCCGCACGAGCTCGTTGGTCAGCACCACGATGGTCGACGCCTTGGCCCAGGGCAGCGTGACGCTGTCGAAGTCCAGCTTGTTGACCGGGCTGGGGCTGCCCTCACCGACGAAGCTGCCGGTGATGCCGGCCGTCTGGCGCGGAATGCGCACGTTGAACGGCACGCGGCGCACGCTGTTCATGCGGCCCAGGATGGTGGCCGGGCGCAGCAGCTCGATGAACTCGCCGACCAGATCCTGGTACTGCACCAGCGGGCCGGCCCAGGTGCTGTCGCTGGTGGTGCCGGCGGCCACGGCGGCCTTGAGCACCAGCTCGACCTCGGGCGTGTCGCTCCACTGCTTGGCGATCTGCTCGGCCTGCATGATGTTGCCTTTTGAGCGGGCCAGCGCGATGGCGTAGCGCGTGAAGCCGGTGCCCGGCGGCACGTTGCGCCGCACGCTGATGGGGCCGCTGCCCGGCACGTGCACGGCGCCATGGCCGCGGCCGGCGTCGGCGGCCACCGGGGTGGCCTGCTTGACCATGATCTGCTCGTGCTGCTTGAGCATGGCCAGGTGTTTGTCGATGGCGGCCACTTCGCTGGCGACGGTGGCGTGTTCTTCCTGCTCGGCCTCGTCCAGCGTGCGCTCTTCGGTGAGCGACTTGGACACGATGTCGTTGGCGCGCTGCTGCAGCGCGGCCTTCTTGGTCTCGAAGGCGGCCAGTTGTTCGGCGATGGTCTTCACGGTGGTTCCTTTGCGGGTGTCAGGGTTTGAGGTACACGACGCCGGGGCGCCGCGTGTGCCCGGGAACGCCCGGCGCAGGGTTGCCGGGGTCCGCCGGCGCGGGGTCCAGCCGCACGACCGGCCGCGCGCCGGGCGCGGCGCGTCGGGTGGCCAGGTCGGCGGCCTTGATGGCGAGGATGCTGGCGTCGGCGTTGGCCGGGATGGTCACGGCGCTGAGCTCGTGCCAGTCCCACTTGGCGAACTTGATGCCGCCGCCTTCGATGTAGCTGTGTTCGCGGGCGCTGAACCCGATGGACAGGCCCTTCACCAGGCCGGCCTTGATGCTCTGCCAGGCTTCGTCCAGCCGGTCCTTCAGGCGGCCGGGCTCGTCGATCTTGGCCAGGCGGGCGCGGATCTCGATGCCGGCGTCGCCCACCTTGGCGGCGATGACGTGACCGATGGGCTGGCGGCTGTCGTGCTGCCACAGCAGCGGGATCGGCAGCTTGAAGGTGGCGCCCTTGGGCTCCACCACGTCGCCCATGCGGTCGGTGCTGGGCGTGGTGGCGATGCCGGTCAGCTCGCGCTTGTCTTCGTCCATGCTCTTGACGTCGAGCGTGGTGTATGCGCGGTGGATGGTCATGCTCGGTGCCTCACAGGAAAATCATCTGGTACTTGGGCGTGGCGTCGCGCCGGTTGGCGATGGCGTGCGCCATCACCGCGGCCAGCACGCAGTCGATGCGGCCGGTGGCCTTGCGCTTGCTCAGCTTGCGGTTGCCGGCGTCGTCGTCGACAATGACGGCGTTGGCCGCGCACCAGGTCAGCACCGGGTGGCGGTTGTGCACGATGCGGCCGGCCAGCAGCTCGCGCTCGAATTCCTCGATGGCGGGGCTGAGGTCGCGGAAGCCCTGGCCGAACTCGACCAGCGGCGGCAGGGTCATCTGCGCGTCGGCGGCCAGGGTCTTCAGGTCTTCGATGCGCCAGCGGTCGTAGGCGATGGCCTGCAGGTCGACCACGCCGGCCAGCGCGATCAGCTGCTGCAGCACCGCCAGGCGGTTGACGGCGCGGCCAGGTGTGGTGCGCAGGTGGCCCTCGCGTACCCAGGTGGTGTAGGGCACCTTGTCCTGCTGCTCGCGGTGGCGCAGGTCTTCCTCGGGTAGCCAGGCGTAAGACAGCAGCTTCCAGGGTTCGGCTGGATCTGCAGGCTCCACCACCAGCGTGAGCGCAGTCAGGTCGGTGGTGCTGCTCAGGTCCAGGCCGGCCCACGCGCGGCGGCCGCGCAGGTGCTCGAGCTGGTAGTCGGCCGCGGCGGGCAGCCAGATCTCCGGGCTCAGCCACGGCGACGAAGCCTGCGTCCACTGGCAGAAGTTCAGGCGGCGCACGATGGCCTGCTTGCTGGGCAGGTTGCGCGCCTCGAGCACCTGCTGGCGCAGGTAGTCCAGGCCGGGCAGATTGGCCTCGGCCAGGCTGGGGTTGGCCTTGGCCCAGCAGCTTTCGTCGGTGAAGGGGTCGTCCTCCGGGTCCAGGCCGCAGACGAAGCTGAAGAAGGCGTCGTCCTGCGTCTGGCCGCTGGCGACCGCCAGACCGTAGTCGTGATACTGGCCGGCGGGGCTGTTGGCGTCGTGGCCGCTGTTGGTGATGACGAAAAGCAGCGGCTGGCGGCGCGACTTGAAGCCGGCGCGCAGCATTTCGATCACGTGGTTGGTGGGGTGCTCGTGCAGCTCGTCCACCAGCGCCACGTGCGGGCGCGGGCCGCTCTGGCCCTGGTCGGCGGCGATGGGGCGGAAGAAGCTGCCGGTGGCCAGGTAGGCGAGGTTCCAGGTCTTCTCGCCGGTGCCGCTGGGCGTCAGGCGCCGGAACAGCTCGGGGCTTTGCTGGAACATGGCCACGGCGTCGCGGAACAGGATCATGGCCTGGTCGCGCTTGGTGGCGGCGGCGTAGACCTCGGCGCGGCTTTCGCCGTCTGCGGTCAGGCCGTGCAGGCCGATGCCGGCGGCCAGCGGGCTCTTGCCGCTGCCCTTGCCGGTTTCGACGTAGACGACGCGGAAGCGCCGCGTGGCGTCGGCGCGCTGCCAGCCGTAGATCATCGACACGATGAAGCGCTGCCAGCCCAGCAGCGTGAACGGCAAGCCTTCGAAGACGCCGCCGTTCAGGTGCAGCACCTCGGTGAAGAAGTCGCACGCATGGGCCGCCGCGGCGGGGTCGTAGCGCAGGCCGCGCGCGGCGCCTTGCTCGAGGTCGCGCAGGTGGCGTGCCGCGGCGTCGCGCACGCCGGGGCCGGCCACGATCTTGCGCGCCACGACGTCGCGCGCCCAGTTGGTGGCCGGGTCGTCGCTGCGCGTGCGCGCAGTGCGCTTGCGCGTCGGCGTGGCGGTGGCGCTCATGGCTGGCGCGGCGCGGCGAAAAAGCGGCTCGTGCTGGCGCCGGCGGTGTCGAACAGGTCCGGCTGCGCGTCGACCATTACGCGCGAGCGGCTGACGGGATCCAGGCCGAACCGGGCCATGAACCCCTCGGCACGTTTGAGCGTCATGGCTTGGGACACGCTCCACTGGCTCAGCATCTCCGAGCCTTTGCTGGAGGTCACCACGAAGTCGTCGCCACGCTGCGCGCGGGCGTAGCGGTAGTCGGCCACCTGGTCGCACAGCATCTCGAGCGCCAGCACGTCGGCCTCGGTCAGCACCAGCATCTTCCGCAGCATGGGCGCCAGCTGGCGCCACACCGC